TCGCCCATATACTTTTTACAGATATATGTAAGGGCGCATGGTGATATAACGAACATGCGTTGCTTCCCTTTTAACACTTTCTCTGTCGGTACACGGGCATCTTTCTTACAGTCTTGCCAGAAGAACATAGGACGTTCACCTTTCAAAAGCTTTGCTTCTGCTTCATCTACAGTGGCTCTGAATTCACTATCTATAATAGTTCCGTTCTCGAAATCCATAAAATCTCTTTTACCTGCTTGTTTTGCACGGCGAGAGAAGGGATACCCCATAGAGGAGTCTTTATTCAACGGACGTATATAGTCAGTGTTTACATTACCAGCTATAATTTCAGCTTCGGTTTGCAATTGCGGTTCACGCTCTTTGTATCGATCTAACGACTCATTCCAGAGTGTACGAACTCTCCAGCCTACTGCTTCTTCGATATCAGCAGCGAAAGGGACGGTCATGCGTCCATATTTTTCCACCTGCTGTTTGCACGGATCAGGAATTCCTAACCGTGCAACCTCTTGTCGCGATAATGTTGGTCGAGTAGTATGTGGATGTATCTTATCAAACGTCGGTAACTTGGTATACATAGTCTTCTCTATGGAGCCCGGAGACACCGAAGAAGCCAAGAATCCTATTGGCGTTAAGCAACGATCTCCAGTAGCTGGAAAAAGCGCATCAATCTCGATCCTAGTCAAATCAATGGTATCTATCAACCGCACTGTGTCAGGCATTTCTGGTACCTCAGCGGCCTTATCTACATAACCAAAGACTTGCTTGATCTGAGATGCAACAGTCCCAATAGCCTCTTTCAACTCCGATTCGAGAATTGGTATTCCCCCACCAAATCCCGTTCCAGATTCTATTCCTTTGTGTATACCGAAAATCTTACGTTCACTGCGCCTATTATAAAGCACTAACGGAGATCCAGAACATCCTGCGATAGACGCGGTTTCATACCGTACTCCTGTCATATATTGTTCTGATCCTTCAGCTAATTCCATCGTGCCTATAAACTTTATCGGTTTACCTTTCATGACCTCTGCTACAACTTGTTCTTTCAAGTACATTACATGTCCGAGTATGATCTTCTCACTCGTCAGATAATCAGAGAGATGGTTTAAGAAGTTATGCGTAATTGTCTTGAACGCTTCTATATCAATGCCAAAATCATAAATACCCCAGTCTACTGTAGGATGCATCCAACATCTATTTGGGTTATAAGAATGACGTGTGAATATAGATTGTCCATGTTTCTTTCGCATAAGTATCATAGTAGAACCACTCTCTTCTATCGATTTTAACACGTGCTTATTAGTCAGTACTATTCCGTGCTGAATGCCTATACCTTGCCCCATAACTTTTTGCGCTGTTTCAATTGGGGTATATTCAGAGGTTCGAGTAAACCCGATAGCTACCATGTTCGGCAGAACTCTGTTATTAAGGACAGCATCAGCATTCTGGTCTCGGAAGACGGTTTCTACAATCTTTTCTGACAGATCCACTTCCATTTGGTCATTGACTTGCTTATGCACAATTGGTGTCACTTTACGACGTATTATCTGGTCGAAAGAGTATGGGTTTGATCCAATTTGATTAGTGACTTCTTGAAGTCCTAAATCTCGTTCTAGCTGACCAAGAGCTGCACCATATTGATGGGTAGCATCGTCGTATACTGTCTCGGCTATGTCAGTTGGTAGTTCGGGGTATTTGGTCGCCATAGATCTCATGAACTTAGGC